CTTGAAACAGTAATAGTTGTTACACTATCTGTGTGAGTTGTACTAGTAGTTGTAGTGTTTATTTCGTCTTCTTGATTTACAACTCTATTTATATAATCATTATAATCAAGTAATCCTAATTTATATCCACTATTACCTAAGTCGGTATCTTTAACTAATCTAAATGTATTGTAATCTACTGTTTTAGTAGACGTTGGTAAACTGTATCTAACCACACCTGCTGTAAGTGTTTTAGTTTCTGTTGCATGATTAAATGGATAGTTAAACTCTCTCTGATTAATAAAACGTATAGACTCATTAATTGCGTTTTGGCATTGAACTTGTATACCCCTAGCACTAGAAAAAGTTGACGAAGTTAATGCAACCTCATTCAACCTTGCTATTACTTTATTTGTTAGTGTTAGGTAAGTTTCTGCCATAATAATTCCTATAAAGTGTAGGAGAGCAAGTTGCCCTGCTCCCCTAGAAAAAGTTTAAGCCAATGTATCTCGGTCTACTTCGTTGGCAGCCAAGTCACCTTGGTCATCAACATTCATAACCACAGCAAACATTCTGACTTTACCACCAGTTGTAGTACCAGTCATTGCTTGAATTTCAATATCAATAGTATCAGAAGTACCACCAATAAGAACAGGAGTTTGTCCTGCCTTAAATGCGTAGTCACCTACTGATGCACCATCAAAATCAAAACCATCAACAAAGTTATCTAAGTCACCACCAGTAACACCAAAGTCAAAGTCAGTGTCTGTAGAAGTACCTGCATGAGCAGCAGTAACCTCTAGACCTGCTGACAAGATTAAAGTATTAGCAGGAATAGTTAACCCCGGAATAACATCGTTGGCAGCTAGAGCAGTACCTTTATCTGAAGCAGCAGTAGCAAAATTAAGCTCATGCTGAATCATGTAAGGCTGTCTTCCTCTAGCACTTACACCTCTCGCTGGAGAAGTAGTATTATCACCTAATGCCATAATCAGTCCTCCTATGCTAAATGATATATTGCAGTACAGATTGCTTCAGGGCGAAGTATCTTTCTGCCATACAAATGCATACCACGAACAATATCAGCAAAAGAATCAGGGTCTCTATAAGTCTCTGTCTTGTTGATTTGCTCGGCAGTAGCTATTGAAGATGAGTGACCAGCTACAATAACACCAAAATTACTAGAACTATTAGTACCTGTAGTAGAAGGTCCTGTTCCTAAACTTGGAAGATTATTTGACTGATATACCTTAAAGCCATGTAGGTTATTAAGAACTAAACCATTCTGAAGTCCAGTTCCACCCCAATCAGATTGGAATAGTCTTGAATCTTCATCCTTTAGTACCTCAATAAATACAGGGTCTAATACTAACCATCTACCATTAGTGTCAACATTCTGTTGGTCCATTAGCCTAGACATTCTAGCTATTAGAGTTAGTGGGAATGTATCACCTGCGGCAGGAGTTGCATCAGTTGCACCCGGCATCCTCGGCTGAATAGTAACAGCATCACCTGCTGTACCTGCAAAGTTTGAGGAATCAATTTGCATTGAATCTAGTAATTCATCACTACCAGCAGTTGAAACAGCTTTAGCACCATTAACGGTAGTATTAGCTGTATCGGCTGCAGTATGCAATGCACTCTGCTTATAACCTGACATATAACCAAGTACATCTTGGTCAAATTGGTCGGCAAGTCTATATGCTGCTCTATTAGAAGCAAGTTCTTGAAAGTTGATATGAGAATGAGCTTCTTCAATATCATCCACTTTAAATGCAAAGTAGTTAGCTTTGTCAATAGTAAGTGAAAACTCTTCGTCATCAAGGTCTTGAGGAGTAATAGTAGTTCCTCTTGAGTAAGCCTTGACAGTTATTTCTGGCTCTTTGATAACCTTAACGGAATCGCCCATATTAGCAATTTCACCGAAGTAATCATTATTAGTGATTGCATCAACGACAGACCCTTTGCGAAATGCAAGTTGAACCTGTTTGCTGTAAATAATAGGACTAAAATTACCATTAGGGAGGTTACCATAACCAGCTGCTGCTGTAAATGCCATTTAAATCTCCTTAAACATTTATCATATGTACACGGAATGTGTACTATAGTTTTAGTCATTTTACTTTATAAGGACCATTCATGCGTTGAGGTTGTACGTAGGATAGCGATTCCTGTGTAGGCTCACATAATTGGGTAATCTTTAAAGTTAGGGTAGTAGTATAACATAAGTGTCTAAATATAGGGTTATATTATACTTCTCGTTATGTATAGTTATATACATAAATTCTTGTTTGTCAACAATATTTTACTTTTTATCTTTAGGTACTTCAATAAAACTGAAATTTACACTAAAAGACCTGCGTTCTCCTTTTGTCTTGAATGGATATACACAGTGAAACAATTCAGCAGGAAATACATAGAAGTCTCCTACTTGGGGTTTGACCATAAAGTTTGTATTACTATATCCTGATGGTGTTCCATGAGCAAATTGTATATGCCCATTTGCAGGATGATGGTCTTTGTAGTCTTCTTCCCATTCTTTTTCTATGCCATCAGGTAATCCTAGATAACCTACACAGGATAAACGAGCACCTGTGTGTATATGCAGGGGATTGTATTCATTCTCAAACTGACGTACAAACCAACCTGATGCTATCTGTATGCCATAGTTATATTTTTCTACGTCTAATGCGTTGATACCAAAAGAGTTTCTATGTTCTGCATAAGCACTAAATCTACCTATAAACTGCGATACTTCTTTTAACCATAGAGATTCTATTTCTTTACTAAATCTTAACTCTGCTTTAACTTTACCAACTAATTGTTCAGACCAATCATCTAGCTCCATTTTCATTAAGGTATTCATTTTTTTAACAAAAGAATCACTTAACTTTTTATATCCCATCACAGGACCAAATGGTGCTATATATTCTTCATTCTTTTTAGGAACATACAACTTTGCATTTTGTGCCATTATCTACTCCTATCTAGCTGAACCAGATACGTCATAGACAAAGTTGCCTGACCTTATAGCTTCCATTATTGTGTCAGCTTGTTTCTCATATTGTTTGGCAGACATCTTTTGAACTTGAGACTCAAGTATTTTTTTACCTGCTTCTGTAGCATCAACTTTAGTCTTCGTAGTTTTAGTGCTAACTTCCATAGCTGCACTCTTATCACTCTTTGTCTTAGTTTCCTTGCCAATTCCTTTGTCTGCTTTGTACAAGTCAATAGCTCTTGCGGCTGACCTCGCATCGTTATCGTTCTCATATAGTGCATCCTGTACCCATTTAGGCTGTTCATCTGCCCAATCGTGAAACTCATCACTATCTCTGATGTCATTAAAATCAGGATGAAGTTTCATTAATTCTGCTTCAGCTTTTTCTTTCTTAGCTTCAACAGACATCTCATCTATTTTTTGTATTCTAGTCTCTAATTCTGCTGACTGTTCTCTTGCCTTTTTCATAGCAATAGTCTCAACAATCTTAGCTACATCAGGGTACTCTGTTGCCCATGCTTCTATGTCTTCATCAGACTTAGGCAACTTCATTTCTTTCTTAGTTGCTTTAGCTAGTTGGTCTTTCATATCATCTAGCTGTTTTTGGAACTGCTTCTCTTTTTCTTGGGTATGTCTTCGTAAGTCTCCATAACGTTTCTTAAAAGTTTTTTCTTCAGCAGAAGTCGGTTCTTCTTCATTCTTATCTTCCGATTCTTCAACTTTAGTTTCAACTTCACCCTTTTGCTCTTTGAGTAGCTGTTCTAATTCTTCTTCATCTCTCTTTACTCTCTCTTCTTGAGAATATGGTCTAGTCATAAACATTTCTTTTTTAGGTGTATTTTCTTCCACCATTGTCTTTGTAGCTTCTTCAGCCATTTGTCTTCTCCTTTGGGGTTATCGTAGCCAATTATTGTTGGGGGATAAGTAGCCTTAATTGTGGATTATTAACGTGAAGCTAATCCACCTCGCTTCATCTTCTTTGGTTTAGGTTTCTTTTTCATTATTATTTTCTTTTTGTCCATTAAGCCACCTGTAGCTGTAAATCCATAATCTCCTGCACTAGAACCTCCAAAGCCACCTCCAGAGTCTCCACTAGGAGAAGTATCTGTTTCATCTCCCGGCTCATCTCCAAACGAGGATGCTGATGCTACTGCCGATGGTGTTGAATAATCTGCACCTTTAGCTGATAAACTTGGAGTAGGAGCAGTCTTTCCTCCTGCTGTAGCACCTTTACCTGTTTCACTAACTGTGTTATCTTCTAAAGATTTTTGTATTTCATTTAATTGTTTTTGTGTTATACCGGCACCTTCTATACCTCTTCCTGTTATATTATCTCCAAATTCTTTCTCGTAGAAGTCTGTTATTTTTTCTTGCTCTTTTGAAGATATATAATCAGGTCTAGCTGTAGAACTTAAATCTGTAGATTTGGTTATATCTCTGTCTAACGTTCTTGATACATCAAATATATTTGCAGGTTTAACTTTATTTAATATGCTTGTGGCTTTTTTGCCATCTTTTATTAATTGCTCTATTTTACTAGGTATTATGTCTATACCTGTTGTTCTTTTAGCTATTTCAGCTAAAGCCAATCCTTTTAATCCTGCAACCTTACCTAGCTGACTTAATTGTCCTAATGTTTGTGTTTTAATAGCACTAGCAATGGCAGGAGTAGTTATTTGAAAATTTCTATTACCTGTAGCTTTGTAATTATCTATACTTTGTAGTCCTACTGTTCCATCAAAATTATATTGAACAGCATATTCTACACCACCTATAGTTGTTCTAGCACCACCTAAGTCACCTTCCATACCACCATCATCGCTACCACTATCCCCTGATTCAACAGGTGCTACTTTAGCTGTAGCAGTTCTTGTTTCTTTAGCAGCTTCTTTAGGTGCTTCTTCCTGTGCAATAAAACCTTCAGGTACAGGATATAATGTTGCACCTCTTGTACCATCTGCGTTTACTAGATGAGGTATCATACGTGTCTGACCTGTTGCTACATTAAAGTATCTAACTGTTTCGGTCTGAGGTGCTCCACCTGCACTAGTTCCTAAAAACTGATTATAGCTTACAGGTGCATATGCTTGTGCTTCAGGTGTGTACATTTTTCTCATATTAGGTACATATGGAGCAGCTGTATTTACACCTGTATTTAATCCTGCTTGAATTTGTTGCATAGCCATAGGATTAGTTGTCTCTATACTTTCATTTCTGTATTGAGTAGGCACAGTAGGTGCTACATAAGTACCTTGTTGTGCTTCAACTACTCCACCTCTATTATACTCTATTTCGTCTTCCATGTCAAGGTCTGTCTCATCAAAAGGTAAATCATCAGCCATAGTGGCTTCATCTGAATTACCCATCTGACCCATAGCTTCCATTTGCTTTAGTCCTTGTTTAGCTTCTTGTCGCAGTTGCATTAACTTCTCAAGACCTATGTACCTAACAACATCAGCAGGAAATACAAACTCACCTTCACTTAATTGTGCAGGTATATCATCTCTCACTTCTTCTCGTGTAGAGCCTGATGGTACATCGTTGCCTGATACTTCATCAGTCATACCACCTTCATCTTTGAGACCACCATCTTCAAATAGTTCCATTTGTTTACTTAATGCCATTTACTTCATCCCTTAATAATTTAAGTTTATTCAAAGTTGCTATTGCTCCTTGAGACCTATGTAGAATAGTTATATCACTAGATTGCTCTAGTATCTTATGTTGCTTACTTATCTGTAAGTCAATGTAATCATTGAAGCTGTTCAGTAGCTTGAGGTTGTTCACTAGCGGCTTGATTTGCTGCAGCACCTGCTTGTCCGTCATTTCCTGAGAATCCTTGCTCGTTTGGTATAGGAGCTTGTCCTGTACCTATGTTACCACCACCTGCTCCTGTGGGGTCTAATGGGTTAGCACCGACAGGTGGTTGACCTGCCTGTTGAGGTTGTCCTTGTTGTTCAGGTGCAATAGCACCCTGCATACCTTTTAGTATCTCTGCTTGTACTGCTGCTTCATCCATGTTATTAGTTACCTTTTCAGGGTCAAGTTCCATAGACTTTGCTATCTCTCTAATAATGTATGGAAACTTAGCAAACGGAGCTAGTGCAGGATTAGATGCCACTTGTAAGAAGGACATTAGTCTCTGACTACGTACTTCGTTAGCCATGAGACTTTCTGTACCCCTAGCTTGTACCTCTAAATCGCCTTTGATTTCCTTGTCAAAGTTAAACTGCATATTAAAACGAAACATTCCTTCGCCTAGTGGTTTGAGTAAGTAATCGTCTACGTTCTTAATAACAGTCTTAATACTACCTGCCGCAGCGTTCATAAGCATTGATATGCCTGATGCAGTTCTACCTACACCTTGTACACCTGTCTGTCCGTGTGCAAAGGATGGAAAGCCTGTGCTTTCATCTGCAAGTTGTCTAGCCTTGTCAAATAACTGTAAGTTCTCATTTGATACGTTAGGAAATTTAGTACCAAAGATAGCTTGACCCGGAGCACCACCTTGTCTTCTAAACACTTTACCCGGATATACAGATAAGTCCTGCCCCGGAACTAAGTTAGTTTCATCTACTTCTATGAGTAAGTTGCCTGATAACACTGCATTGTCTACAGACATTCTCATAAAACCATTCATAAGTGTCTGTGTGTCATCCATGTTTTCAGCTAGACCTACACCAAAAAAGGAATATGGATTAAGTTCGTAAGGAGCTGCCATGTAAGGTATAGTGGCAGGTTTGAAAGGATTAAGAACCATTCTTATTAACTTACCATTACTAATCCATATGTTCGCTTGTAACTCGTCAAACTCTTTTAAATCTTTAGGTATATCTACGTCATTCTCTTCAAGCATATCAACATCACACATACCCCAATATTCTAATACTTCAAATCTATCTATTCCGTGGTCAGGTGCATAATCAGATAAATCATCTTCCCAATACTTCTTATCGTAAGATTCGCCTGATGCAATTACTTCATCAATAACATTACCACGAAAGTAGGGTCTTTTCTTTAATCCACGTAACTGTGTTCTTGACATCTTATGTCTTTCAATTACGTATTGTGCTTCATCCATGTTGGCAGCATCAGGGTCAGGAAAAAAATTCCATACTGATACGTGTGAAGTAGATGGCACAGTTTTAAATATAGGACTGTAATTACCCTCTTCATCCCAATTAGGATATTCTTTGTCTACAGCAAAAGGACCTTTCATTACTCCTGTTCCGAATAATGCCATCTCAAATGCTGTACTTCTTAATTGCTTACTTGTACCTGATTCTTGTAGTTGGTCCATGATTTGTTTTTCCATAGACTTAGCAGCTACCATAGCAGGACTAAATGTAATAGCAGTAGGTGTTTTACCTACCCCTTCTTCCAAGCCTTCAATTTCTCCCAACTTGTCTTGTAAAGGACCCAACCTTTCTGCCAATGTTTTTTCAGTAGCACCTTTCGGTAAATCCATGCCATCACCTTTAAACCCATAAGGCGAAGACAACGCAGTTTCTCCTTTAAGTTGTTCAGGCATCTTTGGGTCAAAGCTGACATCCCCTGCGACACCTTCAGGTAGCACTGTTGGCTCAACACTAATAGGAAACTTGTTACCTGCAAATAGTACATCAACAATTTGTCCATAAGCTGCGAGAGTTTTTGTCTTGGTAACTTTAATAAATACTCTTGACTTTTCTGCTTCAGTAAATTGAACATCACTTCCGTATAACCCCCTATAATTTCTATAAGACCTTAACCATCGTTCTTCATCATTATTACGATAGTCTTCGGCACGTTGGTATCTATCCATAATAAATGGTATGATACCACTTACTCCTATGTCACTAACTACTGACTCTTCTACATCTTCTAATGCTACAGAATCATCGTCTAGTGTTACTTCATCTTTTTCTGCCATGTTATATCCTTAATATCCGAATGTAGCATCTGCCATTGGCATATTACTACTAGGTCTGCCCATAGGGTCATAGTCAAATATACTAAATCTTGGTCTTGACATTATACCATATCTTAATGCATCATACAAGTGGTCTTCTGCTCTTGTGTCTACATCCTCTGGATTCTTTTTATCTAAAGGTATGGCAGGTAACTGTGACACCATATTTGTACAAGTGTTAAAGAATACTAATCTTGGTTGTTCTATAAACTCGTCTACTTGTAATCTTCTGTGTATTTCATTCTTTCCTGATACACGACTGCCTTTACTTCTATCTGAAGGTCTAAATCTGCATCCCTTCATAATCATTTGTTCAGCCAAAGAAGGACCAGTATCACCACGTTTATGCCAAAGAGAGCTATCCAAAACCCCATACTTAATATTTCCATCATCGGCTTCAGCATCCAATATCATATCTGCCAAATCTGTGGCAAGTACTTTGCTACAATACAACTCTCTATATACAATAATCTGCTCGTCTGGAGAAACAGCAAACCACAACACACCACTATAAGAGCCATAACCGTAGTCACAAGCACGAAATTTAACCCAATTTCTTGGAATTGAAAAAGGCTCAATAACGTGAATATTCCTATCAAACTCAGTAAAAGCAGCACCTTCTTTAATATCCCAATCACCCTCAAGCAACTGCTTACGTTGGTGTTCAGGTAAGGATAGAAGCATTGCTTCATAGTCACCTTGGGCAGACAAGTATGGGTTGTCTGATAATCTTGCAGGGATAAATCTACGTTTAAATAGTGCTTGTCCTGCTTTACTGTGTCCTTTTGGATAGGAAAGAACATTCCCTGATTCAATATCTGTGGCATCAAATTGTCTTCCGTATGGTGCAGGGTCAATGAACATTTTCTTGACCCACTGATGACCCGGACCTCCGGGGTTAGTTGTTGCTCTCATATACACAGGTAAATCATGTGCAGTAGAACGCAAACGTGAACGCATATAGTTCCAAGCATACGGAGTAGACCATTGGGTTAATTCGTCAAACCCTATCCAACTAAATGTCAAACCTTGATAACGAAGTACATCATCATCACGGTCTAAGTATGACATCCATAACCTTGCACCTGATGGTGCTTCCCACTGCATCTTTCGTTCTGACCACTTTATACCCTTCCATATCTGTGGGTATATTTCTTTTGACTTAAATATAAGTTCTCTTAATTCTTCTGTTGTATGTCGCAGTAACAAACCACTGAATGATGGATGACCCATATAACGTAGTGGGTCTGCTAACATGGCATAACTTTTGCCACCACCTGCACTGCCACCATATAATACTTCTCTTTCCGAAGCTGCAAGAAACTCTGTTTGAGGTCCTTCATTTGGTTTAAAGATAACATTTTGTTCTGCTATAGGAACATCTTCTATGTCATCTGTAATTTTTATTTTAGGCTTTTGCTCCTGTTCTGCCTTCTTCAATCGCTTTCACTTTTTGGATTGCTTTCTCGGCATACTCGGACCATCGTTTAAGAGTTCTAGCCTTGTTCTTACGTTGTCGTTCATTCATTAATCTTTTTCTTAACCCTACGTGAGATATTTCTCTACCTGTTTTTGTTGTTAGCCAATTTGCTACCTGTCTAAACGAGTATTGTTTAACATGTTTTCTAGCTAATTCTATTGCTTCTAACTCATAAGCTATAGGGTCAAGTAACTCAGAATCTTTTTCATTAATCTTATAACCAAAA